ACAATAAGGTCATCTGCCTTAATTGATGATTCATCCGGCACAATAAGGTCATCTGCCTTAATTGATGATTCATCCGGCACAATAAGGTCATCTGCCTTAATTGATGATTCATCCGGCACAATAAGGTCATCTGCCTTAATTGATGATTCATCCGACACAATAAGATTATTACTTGATTCATTTGGTAAAGAATTGGTTTTCGAAGATTTATAGCTAGGTGAATTAACTTGTTCAATTACTGATGTCTCTGAATTGGTTTCCAAAGCTTTATAGGTAGGTGAATTAAATTTATCAATTACCGATGTTTCTGAATCGTAGTTTAACTCTTTGTGCGTTTCAATCTTTTTTTCTTCTATTACATCTTTTACAGAATTTTCTACATGATTTATTTCTATCAATCCATCGGTTGATTTACCTTGTAAAATATGAATCAAATTGGATAAATACAATTTAATAATTTTGATATATTTATAATTGTTTATATCATCAACTTTAATATTATAATTATTATTAGATATACGAAGAATAGTAATGTCTATTCCCGGACTAACTATATTTCTTTTTTGTCTTCGTTCATTTTCTTTCATATCCGTCATTTCATATATTTCATTTATTTTGCGTAAAGCCACTTCAGCTGTTAAAGAATCAAACTGTGTGGTTATGTTTTTTATAATATATTCAAAATCATAATTCTCTCTTAATAAATGTATAATACGACTTCTTATATTATCTGACTCAATGTAATTAGATACTTTCAAAAATTTTAACTTAATATTATTATCATCTCCTTCGTAATTAAAAATGTTGTTAAAATAATTTTTAATATTTTTTATTTTCAATGGTTCTTTTGTTATTAATTTATATTCATAATTCATTTTCAATATTTCAACATTATCCTCTGAAAATCTAGAAAAATAATTGAATATGTATTTACCTAAATCAAAATTTTTAATAATAGTATGAATAATTGTACGAGTTCTTAATTGAATCCATTCTTCAAGTTCACCAATGTCATTTATTGTATTATGTTTGATATTAATTATAATTTCACCATCTCGGTTTAATTCTAAAGTTACATCAATATCCTTATCTGTAAAATATATATGAATTGATTGTTTTTTTAAATTAGAATCAGAAATTGTATTGATTTGTTTTTTATTTAAATAAGGCATAAGCATATTATTTTTAGAATAATCGTTTGTGTATAGTCTTATCAATATATCTTGTTCTTTATTTAAATTTAGCTGTATCAAAGGGTTAAACTTAGTGCTATTCATAACTTTAAATAATAATTCAATAGGTATATATATTTTTTCATTTGGATATAATATAAAAGATAATGTGTTTATGTGTTCGTTACCAAGTTCTAATTTATTAAATAACTTTTGTTTATGTATATAATCGATTTGTTTGCTATAATCCGGTGTATATATTTTGGTCAAATCAAAATTACGCTCATTGTAAATATATGGAAAATATATTTTGCTATAATCTTTGATAGATTGGCTAGAATATTTATTTAAATCACTTGCTAATACTAAATAAATTTTATTATTCTTAATATTATTATAATCTAACAATAGTAATCTAGATTGGGTATCCGATACAGTAGAATATTTTTTATGATTCAAGAAAGGATTTACGGAATATATTTTTTCTTTTACATTTAATCCTATGGGTTGTAACATAGATTCAATATTGGGTAATTTCATAGAGATTAAATCATCCATTGTAAAGGTTTCGGCTTTACTATCTATTTTTATATAAAGATTATAATTGTTTGAAAATATTTTCAAAGCTTCTTTGGTAATTAAATAGTCTTTATTTAAATATTTTTTAATTTCTTGATATGTTTTAATTTTTAATTTTTTTTCATAATATAAATAATATTCATGTAAATTTTTAACTTCTATTTCATTTGATATTTTATATTTTAAATGTTCGATAGAATCGTCATCATATATAGGTATATCAATATTAGTTTCAATCTTTTTTTTATTACTATAATTCACTAAAACAATCGTATATTTTATATCAACCGCCAATTCTTTTGAAATACTTTTATCTTTTATTTCTAATGGATCCGCAAAAATAATTTTCAAAAAATCATCATAGGTTATGTCTGTATATTTTTCTTTGAGCATTATTTTTTTAATGAGTGATTTATTTAATTTACCATTCTCTACAAAATGAAAGTCGGCTAAACGTTCCAAATTATAATCTTTTGGATTTAAATTTAAATAAAAATCCAAGGACTTTTTGAATAGTTTTTTGTCTCCACTTTTAAATTCTGACATAATTTCAGAATAAATTTTTTTTTTATCATAGGATTTGTCATATGTTTTTTTATGAACAGCATCTATAAGGATATGTTTATTTGAATTCGCATTTTCTTCAATTTGTATTATATAATTGTCCATATATAAATAAATAGTATAATATTTATATATGACTTTGTTAAATATAATAGTAGCGTGTGATGAAGAATATGGTATTGGAAAAGAGAATAAGATACCGTGGAATAACAAGGAAGATTTAAAACATTTTTATAATTCTACTAAAGGAAGTTGTGTTATAATGGGTAGAAAAACATGGGATAGTATTCCTAATAAGCCTCTAAAACATCGCGATAATATTGTTATATCTCGAACTCTTATAAGCGACCAATGTAAAGTATTTGACGACATAAATAAAGTAATGGATTATATCCAAAAATATAATACTGTATGGATTATTGGTGGGAGTGAAATATATAAATTATTTATAAGTAAAATAGATTATGTCTATCTTACCATTCAACAAGGAATATATAATTGTGATACATTTTTTCCAAACCTATTAGATTACGAAGAAATCGAGACAAAACCCTTAAACGAACATTCTACATTACATATTTATAAATCAAAATAAGGATTATCTTTTATAGACATACTACAATATTCTTTTGGATTTTTCGCATAATCTTCTAATGTATATACATTACATTCGCTGGCTTCTTTTATCAAAAACTTAAAATTATTCCAAAAGTCATCTTTATGTCCGATGGATTTTGTAGCTATATGACTCATTTCGTGTAAGGCTACAAACATTAATGTATTTTCGTCAATTAAAGTATCGTCTTTATTTTTGTCTACATTCAAACAAAAGGCAATTTTTCTACCTTTATTTTCGCTATATGCTGTATATTGGCTATTGGGCAATGTTTCAACAATTTTTTTGGGATTAAATCTAGATACTAATCTATCGACTACTTCATTGTCTTTGTATTTATTTTTTAAATAATCTACTAATTTATTCATTTTCATCGTTGTTTTAGCTAACAAGTCGCTTGCTTTATCCATATTTTTTCTTTCTCGTACACAATATTTTTCACCATCTAATGTAGATATTACACACGTTAAATGAAAAAAATCAGATTCTGAATACATTTTATACGCTATAAGTATAACAAAAATAATAATAATATATCCTAATAAGTCATCTTTCATATACATTATTATATTATTATTTAATCGCAACCATCTATTTCTAACGATCTACGATAACTATCTGCTTCAATGGTAGTATTATTCCACGGTCCAATATTGGTTTTAGGAATAATGGGTTCAGACCTTAATTGTAGATTTGGATTTCTTAAAGAACTACCTACCGTATTAATTCCATAATTGGCTCCAGCATTCAACAAATTAATATTTTTTAGGTCGGGTGTAACTGGGTTCATTGAACTCCATTCATTATTTGTATTTTTTGGTAGTAAATCCGACGGATTTGTGGTAGATTGATTATTACATGTCGAAGCGGTATTTACTTTTGTTCCTAAATTATTTACTGGCATATAATTATCGTTGACCGAATCATCTCCGTTTAATGAAGTTGGATTTAAAGAAGTTAGGGTATCTTTGTAAGTTACTTTGTCTCTATTATATTTCATAATTACAGCTCCTAATATTAAAATGCCTAATATTAATAATACATTAAAAGTTAATCCTCTTTTATCCTTACTCATTTTACCAAATTTCATTATATAAGTATAATATAAATTTTTTTTTGAAATTAAGAGAATAATGTAATATTATTTAAATAAATGGATGATTTTTGATTGTTATATATATTTTCATTTATCAAATTTGTATTTTCTACTAACTTGTCTTTGGTAAGTCCGGTATCTTGTATATTATCGCAGTTAGGAATATAACCATTACTTACTATATTCTTACTATACAAACCTTCACGGATAAATAAGTATTTTAAAATAACAATACATATAATTATAATAAGGTATTTCATATATTATAATTATATTAATCTGTATCACTTTCTATATCTTCTTCAAAAAGTTCATTTAAATCTATATTCACCTTTATTTGTTTTTTCATGAATGTAATTTTAAGATGTTCTAATATATCTTCATTTATTTTTCTATCTATAATCTCATATATATTTGCGAATTCATTATTATTTGATATATTATATACTTCTTCCGAGTCAATATCTTCTAATTGTACCTCGGTCATATCTTCAACTTGGGGTTCAACTTGGGGTTCAACTTGGGGTTCAACTTCCGGTTCAACTTCCGGTTCAACTTCCGGTTCAACTTCCGGTTCAACTTCCGGTTCAACTTCCGGTTCAACTTGGGGTTCAACTTCCGGTTCAACTTGGGGTTCAACTTCCGGTTCAACTTCCGGTTCAACTTCCGGTTCAACTTCCGGTTCAACTTCGTTATATGTAATTGTCTCTTGTGTTTCATTTTCCGATTTATTATCAATATATTTATCTAAAACAATAACCGATTTTAATAAAATATCTAACATAAAATTTTTACTGTTAAATTGAATTCCTTTGATATGAAGCGTAGGAACTATTTTATAATTTTTTAATTGTGATTTGTTTACAATACGTCCTTTATTGTCTATAATGATTAAGTTGTTTTTGTCTAAAGAACAATTTATATCATAACACCCTTTTTGAATATTACTTTTTAATGGAGACAAAAATGAGTTTTCTATATCAGTAAGAGTTAGTTCTTCGTCAAACCATTCCGAACTTTTATTATAGATAAGTTCAATCGAAAATTTATATAAACTTTCAATCCATAATGCGTAATCTTGGCTTGCTAATGAAATACATATAGAGTCGTTTATATCCTTAAAAGAATAGCAAACCCTATTTGTTTGAATTATAAAGGGTGAATCGTTATACGTTATATTACAATAATAATTTTCATCATCACTTGTTTCCGGCTCACCTAAAATTATAAGACTTTGGTCATATTGTTCTAATATATTCATTTATACTCATAAGTTAAATAAATAATAATAATATGACGCAAATATATATGAATGACCTTAAAGAAAAAATGAATCAGCTAATACGTTTAGAGTTTGAAATAAAAACCATAAATAACAACGTTTGTATCATGAAAGAAGAAAAACTAAAAATAGAAAAAGAGATTAAAGAGATTATGATAAAAGAAAACCTAAAGGATAAAATATTTATAGTTCAAAATAAAAAGGTAAAATACAACGAAAGTAAAAGTTATCAATCGTATAGTTTAACCTATTTAGAAGAAAGATTAAATGAATTAGTAGAAGATAAACAAACGGTAACTTATATACTTCAATATTTAAAAGAAAATCGTAAAACGAATATAAATAGTGAAATAAAAATATTAGATTATAATAATGAATGATGTATGTTTTCCTATAGGATTAAATATTAAACAAGATATAACTCTAAATATGTTATGTATAAAAAAAAACTTTGATTATCATTTGGAAAAACGAATATTAAATAAAATATATTCAACGGAGACAAAATCAAACTCACTTAAACATATAAAACCCCGAAAAAGTAAAACACGAAAGACTTATTGAATACTCCATTTATCTTTATTGAATGGTGCTATGAGCAACGCTTCTTTATCTTTGGCTATTTTATCTAGTTCATCTTGGTCAATCGCCGGTGAATAAGATAATTTTAGACGCTCCATATATTCGGTGTCTTCTTTTGTTTCTTCGGGTTTTTTACCAAAACAGTTTACACCAAATCGTACATTTACGTTGTCAATAAAGCCACCATTTACCCCAGGTCTTCCGCAATCATTCTCATGCCCAGGTATCAATTTCAAATTATTATATATATCTAATTGAGTAGGAAATAACGCAAGCTGATCTTCAGACCACCCATAACTACACCAATTGGCACCTTTACTATAAGCGTCTTCTACTTCAGTATATGTCGCTAGTCTAGCATTATATTTTCTACATATAGAACGAGCTTTTTCAAAGGAATGTTTATTATTTGGTATATGAAATACTTCGCCACTTTCGGAATTATCACACGTTGTCTCCGTTGTGTCTGTCTTTTTACTTACATTTACATCTAATTCGGTGGGTTGGGAGTTGAATAAGTTTTTTAATTCGGTAGAAAAATCGTAATCATAATTTTGTATATTTACTCCTATAACTAAAATCAAAACAACCCATAATATAATTTCTATTATAATCATTAAAGGTCCGCTGGAACCAGTAGAGTTTCCAAATAAAGCAAATATTAAAATATATACCATAACCACTACACCTAATAATAATACATACGATATCTTAAATGAATCAAAGGATTGATTGAATATATTCGAATAAAATTGTGGTAAATAGTCTGTAGAATTAACACTTATATCTAAACTCATTTTATATTTATTTTTATTTTATTTTTCTATAAAATAGACAATAATTACTCGTTTGTATCAATGAGCTTATTTTTTTTATTTCATTGTCATTGAATTCTAACCATGTGCCTTTTTTTATAAAAGAATAATAATGACCGCCATATACATTTCCGTCGTGATTTATGATAGCAAATAATTCATATTTACACGGATTCAACGAATACGGAGACATATCTATAATAGGTTCAAATAATATTTTACTTTTATTTTTCTTATCATATCTTATCCAACGTTTTAAATTAAATACTAATATATTGGGTTCATATACAATTTTTGTTATTTTATAAACATTCTTTTTTTCGTTGGTTTTATCGTCAAACCAAGCATTATCGCCAGATAAATATTCTTCTTTAAAGGTTGTATCTAAACAATCGTATAAAGTGATTGTATCTTTTTCAGGTATAGATAAATCAATATTCCAATTAGACTCATATTTAGTAGATACTTTTACACGACTTTGGTCTACATAATGTATTTCAAATAAAGAAAAAAACAAATGGGTTATAATAGAATTATCCTTTTTATTGTATTGATTTATATAATTATAACTTGATTGTATTGGAGTATTGTCTAATAAATTATAACTATTATGAATAGATTCTAACATAAATAATAAATATTCACTCGCATCTGCTTGTTTATAATCCAAAAACTCTTTCTTATTTTTTTTTTTGAATATATCGTGGATTATGTCAATGAATCTATTTGGAGATATATGGACGCCTTTGTCCATTAACATTTTTAAGGCTTTCCATTCGGTCGTAATATAATAGTCTATTGAATCTTTATTGTAATCATTATGAATATCTATATATTGATTCAACTCGTCTATGCTATGTAAAACTTGTAAAACTGAATTTATATAGCACGTGTTTCCCAAATTTACCAAGCCGGACATAATAAATTATATACGGTTCGTTTTAATTAAAAATAATATACAATAAAAATTGGAGACAAAACCTTTCTTAGTTTACTTTGTATTCATTATCGTTTTTACGATTGTCTAACAAATCTCTTACAATTTGTTGGTCAATGTGTTTTGTTTTTAATACAAATAATGGTCTTACGGGTGTATAAAACTTCATAAATATATGAACTAACGCATTCAATATATTACTTTCTATATGAATAAACGTTCCCAATAACTTATCTGAAAATAAATTATAATTACTATGAAATATATTCACCATATCTTTATAATTATCGTGTTTCATTAATACATCTACATAGGTTACGTCATAATACATATAGAATTTTTTTATGTTTGGGTCTTTACCGATACTTTGAATGTTTTTAGTTAATTCATCTATAAAGGCTAACCATTTTAAAGGGGTCAATGGTATATTATTTATAACACATGATAATTTATGACATAATCCCTCATCAGTTATCTTAATATCAGCGTAAGAATTCATTAAATAACTTATGAATCATTATTTATATTATAATTATGTATTAATGTTTTTGCGTTATTATTATATACGTCTCCACATAATTTAGAAGATTCGTATATTTCTTTTAATAATCCACTTGGAGCATTTGTTCCAAACTTAATTAGATTTTTTGTCTTTAAATAGTTCTTTATAGTGTTTAATTTTGTTTTTTTTAATTCGCTTTTAGTATCCTCTACATTTTTTCGAGTTTTATTACTTTTAATTAAAATACTTACGCTATTATTTTTTAAATTTTTTCCTAAACTAAATGTTTTTTTAACTTCACGCTCTTGAACGTAAGGTCTATTTAGAGACATATCAAAAATGTCAACTTTATCTAAATGAATTGGAATAGATTCCTTTGGTATTGGATTCGGTGTATTTATTAGATTCATTGGATTCGTTGTATTCATTGGATTCGGTGTATTTATTAGATTCATTGGATTCGTTGTATTCATTGGATTCGTTGTATTTATTAGATTCATAGGATTCATAGGATTCATAGGATTCATAGGATTCGGTGGATTCATAGGATTCGGTGGTATCATTGGTAAAAGATTCATAGCAGTTTTACTCCATTCTCTAAAAGTTGGTTTTGTTCCATTTTTCAAATTACTATATGGTACTTTATTATCAAAATTATCTTTATTCAATACGATATTTTTCTGGGTTTTTTTATGTTGTTTTAGCTTTTCAAGTAATAATTTTCTTATGTTTGTGCTATTAATGGTTATAGGTTCAGTTAAATGCGACATTTTTTTACTCTTTTTCTCTTTTTTGGGTTTAATAGATAAATCAGAAGGATTTATGCTTATACTTCGAATACTCATTATATCAATGGGATTAAAAAAAAATATATAATTATACTAACAAAATTGAATTAAATATAAATATATAATTATCCTATCAATGGATCAATACAAAGAAACGGATAGCTGGACTGTAATCGAATCCTATTTCAAACACATTCATTTACACCAACTTGTAAAACATCAAGTGGATTCGTACAATGATTTTATACAAAATCAAATGATTAAAACGATTGATATGTTTAATCCGTTGATTATTAAATCTCCGCATGATTACTTACCGGAATATAAAAAATATAGATTAGAAGTAGAAATTGTATTTGAAAATCTGGCTATTTATCGTCCAGAAATTCACGAAAATAATGGTTCAACTAAACTAATGTTTCCAAGCGACGCACGTCTTAGAAATTTTACTTATTCTTCAAATTTTACACTTGATTTGAAAATTAAATATATTATCCGTAATGGAAAGGACCTAGAAAATGAAGAGTATAAACATATACATTTATCCAAGATTCAATTTGGAAAAATACCAATTATGTTGAATTCGTGTATTTGTGTACTGAAACAGTATCCAAATATTCATCCAGATAATATTGATGAATGTAAAATGGACCCAGGCGGGTATTTCATCATCAATGGTTCGGAAAAAACATGTTTGGGTCAAGAAAAACCAGCCGATAATAAAATATTTTGTTTCAAACAAAAACCCGGACATAAATGGTTATGGACGGCGGAATATAGGTCGGTTCCCGATTGGAAATGTATATCTCCTAAGCAAATATATATGATGGTGAATTCTAAATTATCGTCTTACGGTAACGAAATATTAGTTCAATTACCACGATTGAAGAAACCCATTCCGTTGTGCGTTCTATTTCGAGCACTTGGAATAGAAAGTGATAAACAAATTTGTAGTATTATTGTATTAGATATTGAAAAAGAACAACATATATTAGAATATTTGAAAGCCTCTATATATGAAGCTTCTGACTATAATAATTACGACGATTCGTTAGAATATATCATATCCAATGTAATATACACTCCAATCAATATGGACAAAGAAGAAGGTCATAAAAAGAAGACTGAATTTGCGTTAGATGTATTATCCAATGACTTGTTTCCACATTGTAGAACAAAAGAAGAAAAAATATATTTATTAGGGTTTATGGCGAATAAATTAATCAAATCGTTTTGCGGAATCTACCCGCAAACCAACCGAGATTCTTATGAAAATAAAAGAGTTGAATTAACAGGTACATTATTAAATAATTTATTTAGAAATTACTTCAACAAAGTTGTAAAAGATATTCAAAAACAAGTTATTCGTGAAATTAATAATGGGTCGTGGAAATCAAGCGAAGATTATTCTAATATTATCACATTAACCAATATTTATAAAATAGTAAAGTCGACTACCATTGAAAATGGTATTAAACGAGCATTATCTACGGGTGATTTTGGTATAAAAAGTATGAATACAAATAAAGTAGGTGTTGCTCAAGTATTAAATAGGTTAACTTATCTATCTACATTAAGTCATTTACGACGCGTGAATACGCCTATTGATAAAAGCGGTAAATTAGTAGAACCGCGTAAATTACATGGATCTACGTGGGGGTTTTTGTGTCCGGCCGAAACACCAGAAGGTCAATCGGTCGGTGTTGTAAAAAATCTTAGTTATATGACGAATGTATCTACTTATTCCGATAGCACACCTATTTACGAATACATTAAGCCATATTTAATAGAATTGAATAATTATAATACAATATCATTTTATAATAAAGTAAAAATATTTGTAAATGGTCGGTGGATTGGTGTAACCAATGAACCAAATGAATTATATCTTGATTTAAAAGATAAAAAACATAAAGGAATGATACATATATATTGTTCTATTGTATTTAACTATAAACTAAAAGAAATATATGTTTGTAATGAATGTGGGCGTTTAGTTCGGCCATTATTTAAAGTAAAAGATAATAAAATATTATTGACAAAACAAATAATCCAACAATTACAAGACGATACCGTAACGTGGAGAGATTTAATTATTCCACTAAGAACCGAAAATTCTATTATTGAATACATTGATTCCGAAGAACAAAATACTTCAATGATTTGTATGAAACCTGGCTTATTGAATGATAGTTATAGTTATACCCATTGCGAAATTCATCCTAGCACTATATTTGGCGTATTAGCGTCGTGTATTCCATTTCCTCAACATAATCAATCTCCTAGAAATACATACCAATGTGCTATGGGAAAGCAAGCCATTGGTATTTATGTATCCAACTTCAATAAACGAATGGATAAAACAGCTTATGTATTAAATTATACAATGCGACCTTTAGTGGAAACACGTGTAATGAATATGATGAAATTAAATGAATTGCCGTGCGGAAATCAAGTAATTGTCGCTATTATGACACATAGTGGTTATAATCAAGAAGATAGTGTATTAATCAATAAAGGAAGCTTAGATCGTGGATTATTTCACGCGACTATTTATCATACCGAAAAAGACGAAGATAAAAAGATAAACGGCGAAGAAGAACTACGTATCAAACCGAATCCAAATATTACCCGAAATATGAAATTTGGTAATTACGATAAAATAAATAAAATGGGCGTTATGAATGAGAATGAAATTATCAATGATAAAGATATCATTATATCCAAGGTAGTTGTAATTAAAGACCATAAAAATGATAATACAAAAGTAATTAAATATGAAGATCAAAGTAAATCGTATAGAACCACCGAAGAATGTTATGTAGACAAAACGTATATTGATAGAAATGGCGATGGCTATACCTTTTGTAAAGTTCGTATTAGGGCTATGCGAAAACCTAATATTGGCGATAAGTTTAGTAGTCGTCACGGACAAAAAGGTACGGTTGGTAATATTATAAATGAGGAAGACATGCCATTTACAAAAGAAGGTATTCGGCCAGATATTATTATTAATCCACACGCAATTCCTTCTCGTATGACTATTGCCCAACTAAAAGAAACGATTGTAGGAAAGCTATTATTAAAACTTGGATTATTTGGAGATGGTACTAGTTTTGGTGAAATGGATATGAACGAAATTTATAAGGAACTTCAAAAACATAACTATGAATCTAAGGGTAATGAAATATTATATGACGGCAAAACGGGTGAACAAATTAAAACATCTATATTTATTGGTCCGGTATACTATCAACGATTGAAACACATGGTCAATGATAAACAACATAGTCGTTGTATTGGACCTATGGTAAATCTAACTAGGCAACCCGCGGAAGGGCGAAGTCGCGACGGTGGTTTGCGATTTGGTGAGATGGAACGCGATTGTATGATATCACACGGTGCTTCTAAATTTACAAAAGAGCGGATATATGATGTGTCTGATAAGTATGCTGTTAATGTTTGTAAAAAATGCGGAATGATTGCCGTTTACAATGATAAAGAACATATTCATATTTGTAATGTATGCGAAAATCGTACAGACTTCTCTTATGTTAAAATTCCGTATAGTTGTAAGTTGTTATTTCAAGAATTAATCACTATGAATATTGTTCCTAGAATTATGACCTAAATTATATTTAAACCATATTTATTTTATTTTATATATATAATGAGTTATTTAGGAGGTACCGTTCATGGTAAACGTTCCGAAGTAGGATTTCAAAGTACAATGGTTGGTTCCGATGTAGCTATGAAACGCAAAATACTTCGAAAAGCATTTAAATCTAATAATATAAAAACAAATACCGGTGACGCGGTTGGTAAATCTACGATAGGTCCGTTTAGAACTTCTTTTCATATGGGCGATGTGTTGTCTCGTAAATATCAATCGTGTGGTGGAGCCAACCAAGTGAACGGTACTCATGTAAATCGGGTAAATCTTGGCGGTGGCATAAGTAATCAATCGTGTAATCTTGAGACAAATGGAGTTACCCCTATCCAAGTACCGCTTGGAAGTGGTAACGGAAAAAATGTAGCAGACTCTTCCTTATATACCCGTTTTAAACATCTAGAAAGCGTTAATTTAACTTACAATGACTCTACATTTGGTGGTGGCGATAGTAATACAACATTTACAGCGTTAAATCGTGTAAGAAAATAATTTTTTATATCTATAATCTAATGATAAAACATTCTAGATATAAAAAAACTAGAAAAAAAATAAAAGGTGGTACAGATGTAGTTAAATTAGATGAAACACAAGTAAGTGGTATACTTGAAAAAGTGTTTTGTGCTATGAGTCCTTTTTGTATATTCAAAACATTGGGCAAAGAATTTGTATTTTCTATGAAAATGTTAAATGATATATTATTATTATCTGGATTGTATGTGAAAAACTTATTTTATTTAGGATATGAAAGTAATTTAAATAATATATTACCTAAATCCATATGTTTTGATTTATTCGATGAAACGACGTGTAATACGAAGATTGCTAAATTATTGAATATTAAATCATTGAAAGAAGACAATAAACGTCTGCCAAAGGAGCTTATGTATAAAGGTCAACGTGGCGGGTCGTTTAGAGGCACATGTAAAAATAACCAAACCCCGGGCGTAATATGCGCGGATGACCGAAGTAATATAAACGAATTTAAACCCAAAGAAGAAAAAATGAAAAATCCAATTGTTATAGCATTGAAACAGAATGCTCGTTTTCCAAAATTGGATATATTTCCAGACCAAGAAACAGCTAATGTATTTTTATTGAATAATTTCAAAGTATTTAGTATATATAATTTATATAATATATTGAAAATTGTAAGAGTATTATATTATATTGACGATGGATCACCTATTCCCGAACCTCCAAAAGAAGTTGAAAAATATAAATTACATAAAGACGATATTTTGCGTATTGAACATAATTTCAAAAAGTCAAAAGGATTTAAGGAATGGCAAAGATGTAATGACTTTCATCTAGAAAGAGATATGGACGACGAAACGCGCAATCAAATGATAGAGCAATGTGACGTTAAATGTCCAGATTGTAGTATGAAAAAACAAAGCTTCTTATATTCTAATGATACGGATAATGAACCTTCTTTTAGCAATAGTTATGAAATAATACAACGGATTATACAAATATATTATATTTGCGATAAAAGTAAAACCTACGACCATACCAAAATATATGATATATTGAATGATGAAAATAGACGCATTCAATTTATGAATCAATTAAACGAAGAACAACTATTTGATTTTTTTAATATAGGAACTCCCAGAAACAAACAATATATAGATGAAGAAATATTAATTGAATTGAAACAGGCCGCTAGATTAAACAAATCTTTATCGATTCATCGTATTGTTTCTAAATTATTATTATATAAATTATTTAATGATTCTACTCCAAAAGATAAAACGAAATTTCAAAAATTAAACTTCAATTCTAGCGGAGACCCTTTATCTAATTTAATCCCTAATTCTAGATAATATAGCTATAAATAATAATCCTACCATAAACAAATATATGCGTTCAATGTGGGACGGTATTTCCGAAAATCCTTCGTATTTCTTATAGAATAATCGGTCATCTTTCAAAACATAGCCTTGGTTATAGTTCGAATAAGATATATCCTCTAAATTATCACAATAACTTATATCTGTAAACATATCCACCAACTGACTTGTGCTTTTTGTATTTATATTAGGAAATAATTCCGAACTACGTAATGGATTATTACTAGAATCGGTTATTATATTTTGAGACAAATCGTAAAAATATATACCATACCCTTCTTTCATATTTATAATTTCAAGTATTATAAGTATACATATTACGCTTATTATAAACTTTAACATTATATAATAATAGTACAATATTTTTTTAAATCTATGAAATATTGTTTTAGCGAACTTTTATAAGAGCTATAATCCTTATCGAATTTTTTATTTTCATATGTGTTTGTTTCATTATTATAAGTCACATCGTATATACTTGATACGGGCGAATCGTTGATTTGAATATCTTTACATGTCATAGACTCTATACGTTTACTTAAAATAAATAAAAAGATTAGCACTAAAAGTATTTTAAGAATCATATATATATATTTTCTATTTTTTATATATGTCGCTGATATATACTTTTCGCGTCACCCCGCAAAATACGCCGCCTTATATAAATGGAGCCCCAATAGAAAATTACGCTTATGTATACGGTAAGCCCCAACCTATAAAACATTGGCGAAAACAATACGATACAAGCAGATGTAGTGTTAAAACCGAAACATTCAAAAAGGATACGTGTGACGGTATAAAAGTAGGAAATACGTGTATAGGTGGAACCCAAAAAATTAAACATTTAGGAACGACCAATTTAAATAAAAACTATTATAGCTCAACGTCACAATATTTACAATCGCGACAAAGAACTTATAATCAAAATCAAATATTAGGACAAAATACAAAGGACTATACGTATCAATCTACTTATGATTCTTCGGGTTGTGTAATCTACAAACCAAGTAATTTAGCATTTAAAACACAAGGCGGTGTTTCAGCCTCTTTAACTACATTAAAAAATAGAAATACCGAAATTACAAAAAATTCAAATAGCTTCCGAACCCCTTATGGATTAAGTGGAGCAAATTTTGGACAATATCATGGAAATGCTCCTTATTTTATAAAAAGTAAAACCAATATATGTAAATATTGTAAAGTTAAACCGACTGATCTTCTATAGGTAAATTATGTTTTTTACACCATTTGATACATTTCAATAAATGCGACTTTTTTATATTATCCAAATTGGTTTTGCGGTTTTCGTCCAACATATACGATAATACATTTTGTATATGTTCGATTTGGGTTTGCCCGGTAATTGAATTGATATCCTTTAGTTTATCTAAAAATATTAAGGGTATTTCATTGTTTAATATACTGGTTATGTTCTTATCTTCTACTTCATAATGATTTATCATTTTTTGAATTATGTCTCCGATATTTTGTACCATACGAAACCGGAGACAAATTATATATTTCTCGGAGTTTGCTGGACGACTGGTTAGAGGTTTTATAATATATATTTCTTCATATAAATAATTTAATAAATATATAAGTTCAACGGATAAAGAACTAAATGTATCAAATAATTTTAATACAAATGAACCCCCTTTTTTCTGTATACACATAGCAAATAATATTTGAGAGAATATTAAGTTTAAGGAAGTTTCCTCTTGTTTATTGAAATCCCTGCTGTAATCAAATCCCCCGTCACCCGTAACAAAATCAATACTATGTTTATACTTATCATATACATATTCTAGATTAGATTTATGATATAAATTTCCAGTATTATCTTTTCCATACTCCAACTGAATATTTTTATGAATATTTAAATATATCTCTTTTCTTTTCCATTTTGGTATGTCTTCTTTATCTTCCATTAAAGTCATTCCGTAATATGTATCATATGTATTTTTTCTATAATTGGATAATGCCTCTATAAATCCACCCGGTCCTTCGGCTAAATGAAAGGAAATCATATTGGTTGGAAATGAAAAAGAATAATGATTTAATATTTCAATCATTTTGAAATACGAACGAGACAAAGGTTTGTAATTACAAATAGGCATAGTATTATTATCAAACGATGTATTTATAAACTCATATGGATTCGAATATTTTTTATATTTTTCCCACAATTTAGATTGTTTGTCTATTTCACGTTTAATAGAATGGCTATATTCTCTTAATGTTTCATTTATATAATTCATAGATTGGTCGTATTTTAAATCAATCGAGTTTATCTCGATTATACATATAATATCCGATATGGAATAACTTGTCATAATATTATATTTACAATGATTTTATATTATATTTATGATAGAGTTATTTTTTTCTTCAAACGAACTGGTTTACTGGTGAGAAATAATTGTTTTGGTTCTTCTTTTTTCTCAGTTGTATTGTAATTATATACTAAAGTAGGGTCTACATCATTTACTTTTTGAAATACAAACGCTTTATTCAAAAACGATATTTGTTTTTCTTCATCGGTCAGCCTTTTTTTTTTACTTTCTTCTTTTGGTAATTGTTTTGTATATTCTTTATAATAAGTTTCAAAAGAATTCAAGTGAATGAGTTTAAATCCATATTCCAACATCAAACGTTCAAAATATTTGAAGTGAACTAAATATTCATCATTTTCGGTATTTATAGAATCTTGAAATACACCAATTTTATACCCCCAGGGCTCGGTTTGATTTATAAATCTATCGTCATTCTTGTATTTTTTTTTGATATGCCAAATTTTACTTCCGTCTATATGTAATTCATTTTGTTCATTTAGTTTTTTATCTTTCAACATATCGTATACCAATTCACCATCATAACATGTACCTATTAAATGACCGTCTAATTTAATGGTTTTACAACAATTCCACATAAAATTATGTATCATTTCTTTAGTTTCAAACATATAATGTAAAGCAAATTGTATCGTTCCTAAATCAAATCCTTTTTTTACGATTCCAAATGGTGGCATATTTGAAAAGGTACTCTTATTTATTCCGATAATATGATCCATAACTTCTTCACTTATTTTATTTCCTTCCGCGAAGTCATAGCTTCCTTTACCAAAATGGTTATTTATTTTTTTACCGGTATTACCTTCTATATATATATATGTATGTTTCGGTTTATCTTTCATTTTTTTCATCTGTTGAATATATCTTATACACGCTCCGTCATTTATGTTATTAATATTGTCTTTGGATAAATCAATACCTAATACAAAAGACGCATTATTTTCTAACCATTTATGTAGGTCGCCTCCTTTACCTACAGCATAGTCTATAATATTACATTCCGAATTACAATATAAACTATATAATTTCTTTTTTATGAATTTATTATGAAAATCGCGTAAGCGAGTTGTTTTAGATACAACTCCGGTTTTATTATAATATGTATCATCTACTACTGTCTCATAATCCACTTCAATCATAGGGTCGGTTAACATTTCCCGAGTAACTGGGTTATGAATACTATTCCAATTACTATTGGCTGTATTTTTATTGTTACCGAATGATTTATCATAACGAATTCTTAACGGAACCCACGATAATCGTTTGTCTTCATTCATGGTATATTTAAACTCAACCACATTATTATGATATATAATATCATGCTCCATAGTTCCGTTTTCTTCTTCTACGTGTATATTTCCATTTTCGATTCGTAAATAGGCTTTGTAGACATCTTTATCAAATGGGTTCGTTGGAATAAATAATATAGTATCATTATTTGATTTAGAGGTTTGTCCACCATTCAATAACTCTTGCTGTGGATTTAATGTATCGTCTGAATTCGCATTTCCCACATATAAATAAATGATTTGATAATTATCACTTGTTTGTGTATTTGTATTGTATATCATTTCAGTAAGTATTTCATTTTTATCATTCTTCGGAAACTTAACCAAAAAGTCAATCGTATTGAATTCGGGTGGTTTCCATTTAAAACTATGTTTCCACGCGTATTTTTTATTTTTTACTATATCTTCTTTTGACTCCATACCAACACCTAATACCGAAGATGAAAATATAATTCCGTCTGTATTATACATATAGTTTGGCGAATCAATTTGCTCTAATAGATAAGCACATTGAAAATATAAATTTTGTTTTTCGTTTATAAAATAAAACGGTTTATGTATAAACTTTATAGACCATTTATATAGATCAGTCGAAGACTCATTTATTCTTCCGATTATATCTATTAGTTTTGGATAACGCCTTTCTTCAAATGAATCTTTACGAATATCTATAACTTTTTCACCTTTTTTATAATAGTATATATCGAATGCCGCAAATAAATCAATACGAGTATTATTTTTATCATATTTAATGTATTCGCCGTCTATTAATGTTTCCGTTAATGTATCATCTTTTACGATTCGACCGGTAAATTGAACGTTCATTGGATTAGTATTTGTAATAAAATAGATATGTTTGTCTTTTGCTATATACAATAATTTACGCAACCCGTCCGCTTTATCCGTAACACAAAAATCCTTTTTTATACATGGTGAATGTTTTAAGGATAAATTTGCTTTTTGTAAAGTATACGAAGACGGTCCTATAAAACTAACGTATTTAGAGGTAGAAAATAAGTTTTTGTATTCATTCAATGTAGCTTGTTTAATCCTTTCCGAAATCGGAAAATTTGTATCATTTTTTCCACATAAAATATATTTTATGATTTTTTTTATATAATTGGATAAAACTTCTAAATGTTCGATTGGTTTATTATGTTCTTCTAATTCTATTTCTATTTCATATATTTCAAGAGATTCAAATATTCCAGACTTTCCCATTTTTGAAACATTTGTTTTCATTTTTACAATACTCATATCAATGAACACACCTGGCATATCGTCGTGCTTCAAAGTTAACCGATTCATAAGCCTAAATGTTTTACGATTTTTATTGAATTTAGATATAATATTCGTTATTTCATATTCACTACATGGCGTCTCTTTACATAAAACATTCTTAAATCCATAATCCTTATTGGTTATAGAAGATAATTTTGTTTTTTTTATATGAGTAGCTTCTTCGGGAATACTATCTGTAGTACAAAACGCTTGAATAAGATTTAAACCTAGTATCTCAGTACGTATATTTTCAGCACCGTCTGTTTCGCAATTCATATATTCGCTTTTTTTATCCGAAAAACAAATTTTCAAAATATGTTTTTCCACTTCACGCTTAAATCCATATTGTAATAAAGTGTTATATATATTCTCAAATTCGCTTTTATTTTTTATAGGATTGAAGCGAACTTCTAATTCTAGATTTGACTGAGAAAGAACCGTTTTATTGAAAAGGTTTAAACTTTCGATTATGGTCATATATATATCTTATATACATTAATTAAATCAATTTTATATGTTTAAAATATTCAACAATTTGGTCGTATAAGTCTTTCTTGGTTTTTCCGGTTAAATTCATATAACTCGCCATTTCTTTTAACTCGTCTAATTTGTAATAACTTATACTTTTTAAAGGTTTAAACAAATCTACTATTTTATACTTATTCATTTCGGGCTTAGAGGTCCATTCACAATTATGAGACAAATAATATATAGGTTGTTGGTTGTCTACTATGAAGTCATAAAAACAATGTTCAGAAAACCATACAATATTTATATTCCATAGTTCACATAAAGCGTTTACGGTAAATAGCTGTATATCTGAATTTTGTAAATCTTCTAATATTTTATTTTTTTGTTTTAATGGTAGTAAAGATAATTGTTCAATTACATTTATTTTTTCTAATCGTTCATTGTATTTATTTAAAAATAAATTTTTCTCATTTAGTTTATGATAAATTGTATAAAATAGTTTATCATAGACTTTAATAACCGACGGTTTTTTCTTTTTACTATAATGTGAAATTTTAAATTTTGGATTAAAAAAATGTTCTTGATTTAACATAATGAATCTATATTTATATATTTAAATCTTTTTTTATTTCATTCATCTTATCTTCAACTGAATTTATATCTTCTTCTTTTTTTTCAATATATTGAATATATTCTTCTATCTTATGTATAATATTATCTTGTAGCTTATCCATTTTTATAAATGTACCATTATTATTTTCGCTATATTGAACATTATTATCTTTTAATATAATCTTCAAAATATTCAATTGTTCGTCTTTTCCGTAACCTTCTATCTTTTTTACAATTGTTTCTAAATTCTTATTCATAATAAATATATATGGATGTTATATTTATATAATTTCGGCAATAATACTAATAAATGTATCATTCAATTCAAAACGATGTCCTAATACTTTTACTTTGATTTCGTCGGATTCGTTGTATTTATCCATATCTATATGCGAATTATGTTCATTGCTAATAAATATATTCATTAGATTATTTTCTTCTTGAATAATACACCGAATACCTATTTTATTTATATTCTTTACTTTACACATCAGCTCCATATCTTCGTAAGGCATACATGATTCTACTTCAAAGACAACGATGAATTCTACTTTTATTCCGTATAATAATCCAGCGGAATAATGTAATACTTTGGATGTATCTTTCTTTATATATCCTTCATTACGACACTTTCCTTCCATACGATGTTTGGCATAATCTTCAAAATAAGATTCCATATCTTTACCAATACTATTGAATGGCACTAATATTCTCTCGTGAATAAGTTGTTTTTTAAATAAAGCATCCATATTATATTATTAGTAATATATATTAATCAATTTTTAATTCTTTTATTTCGTGTTTATAATAAAAGTATTTTGTCTCTTTATCTACTTCTTCTAAATGACGTAAATATAATTCGAATAGTATCTTTTGTTCTATAACATTCGCCCATTTTGTCGTTATATCTACGGTTTCTTCGCGTCTTTCACGGATTAAATTATTTATCATATCCAAAATGGTTTCCTTTATTTTAGATCTATACTCAAATTCGGGTCTTTTAATTTTTCGGTTTTGAGATATTAATTTTATATATCCAAAATAGGTTCCCAGTTTTTTTTCTTTGAATACCGGTGTATCATCGGTTTTTTCCCACGTATCGTCTAATTTATATACTTCTATTACCCCGGTTTTATCTTTATCATTTGTCATTGTATTATTTAAAATAATCTTGTTACCATTTACATATTTATTGTAGATAATATCCTTTATAGGTTTATCATTTTTTGTTAAATAATTTAATAAATGGAGTTGGTCTTTGATATTTAAATAATCAAAGTTTCTTTCTACAATCAAACTGTTTAAGGTATCCTCTTCCAATATATCAAAAAATGAATTTGAAACCTTTTTAGGTTCTTTATATAATTTTGTCGATTTTATTTTAGACATTATAGTATCCACGGACTCCATAAATACATTATATAATTCATCTACTTCGGATTTTACATATATAGGTTCCATTTCAAACTTGTCTTCCCGTAGGATTGGATTCATAATATCTTCCGCGGTTATATAGTTATAATCTTCTATATCCGGATGAAATAATAACAAATCATGAATTTTTATTATTTTACCCTTTTCATTATATTTATCGTATATGTCTTCGTTCATCAATCTGTCTAAAGCATATTCGTATTCATCGTCTTTCATAAATGGATATAATGCCTTCATTTGTTGTTTCAATTCATCGTTTGGATATATATGTTTTTCTTTAAATTTGATTTTTAAACTATAGATAATTTGGTCATTTGTAATATGTTTATAATTATACGTTGTGTTATCTATTTGTCCATTTAAGTCTTTATTTATACATACATATTCGCAAATGTCTTGATAATCGCAAATATTCGTAAAGGGTTTATCTTTTATAGGATAATCTTTAATTTTTTTTCCATTACTCAATGTTAAATCAATCGTTGTTTCTAATTTAGAAAACGTTTGTTGATTTTCGTTTAATAGGCAATCTACGGATACTTGTTTTAATATTTTAGATACATCGCCTATTATTTTATTTTTCTTTTCACTCAATCTATACAAATACATATCTATAGGTTCCATGTATTCTTTTGCGATTTGAATTGGATTTGCACTATGTAAAAATACTTGAACGTTTCGCTTATCTTTAGGTAAATCTTTATGACTACAATTTCTACGTGCTCTTCCAATGACTTGCTCTATACGATTCATATTATACCATGGCTCTAATATGTGAACTTGTCTAATGTTTTTTAAATCAATCCCTTCGGTACCCGTTTGAGATATAATAACTACTTTTACTCGTTCGCCATTTGTATTATCATTTGTTAATGCGCTAATTTCTTCATTTATATCTGGGCTAAGTTCTTTATTGCCACAAATAATAGAATAAGTATAATCCATCTTTTCATTGTTGATTAAATTTAATGTTTTTGAACCAAATCTACTGAACCCCATTTCTTCTAAGGCTAATGCCATAGGTAATACTCCGTAATATATCCATTGTGAATATATCAATACAATTCCATCACACGTTTCAATTTCGTCTAATATAGATTTTATTTTACTACTATATTCGCCTATATTGGCTTTTTTAAATAGTTCAATATTTTTATATTTAAACGAATGTAATACTTTTGGTTTACCGCCAATTTCCCATGTCATTATATCACTTATACCCGTTGGCTCATCGACTGAATCTGACTCCAATATATCGGTCGGATAAGATATATTTAAACATTGTAATGGTCTTAATGTTTCGGTATAATTAAGATTGTCTTTTGATTTAGTTAGTTTTTTTACTAATTCCAAATAATGTTCTTTTTGAGTTTCATTTAACTCCGAAAAATATAAATCTAAATATTCAATATGATTTGTTAAAGGGTTATTATTAAATAATATAGTTGGTTTCTTTGAACTAAACGATCGTTCAACAAATATTTGTGGCGGAATTAAATGTGGAAATGTATATGGATTTTCACCTCTTACAAAAGATATATATCCATTTGCCATATGAATTAATTTTTCTTTTCCGTCTGATTGTAATGAACCATCTTTTTTAAATATCTCATTTTTTTTTATCATTTTATGTTTGTCGTTCATATTCAATATATTTAACATAAAAACAATTTCTTCAGCTCCATTGAACATCGGTGTTCCAGTTAAAAATATAAGTTTCATATATTTTATTTTAGAAACTAGTAATTCTAAATTTTTGGCTACTTTCTGCATTTCGTTTTTACCGTCATTTATGGTTCTAATATTATGTATTTCGTCAATGACTATCATTCTATCTTCAAATTCTATTTTTAATTTTTCCAAATTTTTTGAATATTTTTCTATTAAGTTTGCAAACTCTATATACCCTTTGAAGACATAATATTTACGAATTAGTTTTTTAATTTTTTTAATAATGGTTTCTTTATCTAATTCATTGACTTGGGATAATTTAATTTCATCTAATAAAGAAGACCCCAAGCAACCGTGTATCACCCATTGTCCCTTTTCTTGTTTCAATTTATTTTCGTCGAATAATTGTAATTTGAAATTAGACTGAACATTCGCAGATGCTACTATAACAATGGGTTTAAAATTTGGGTGATATTTTATATATTTACGCGTTTCTTCGGTAATTCCAATGGCCGAACATGTTTTACCACTACCTAATCCATGATATAATAACAATCCATTATAATAACTATTATAGGATATAAATCGTTTTACAAATTCTTGATGTGGCGCCAATTTAAAAAAAGAATCAGAATCTTCGCACGATTTCTCACTTGAATCATATTTATAATCAAATTCTTTTTTTTTACTTATTTTAAACTGAAATTTTTTATCTTTAATCGTTGGATAAGAAATGGCATTTGAGCCACTTTTTTTTTTTACTTTTATCATTACAATACAATAAGAAAATACTTTATATGTATTTTTCTATTTTTTTTAATGCATCTAGACACGCAAGTTGTTCGGCTTTTTTTTTTATTTTATGGACACCGGTTCCAAAATGTATGTTACTATTGGGTTTAATATTATCTAATGTTTTTATGGAATCAAAACTTATACTAGGTGAATTACCGAGACATAAATATACACCCATTGTATATCTTAATTCTTCGTCTTGATGAATGATTTTATATTCTGGAGTACATTTGAATTCTTTTTGAATTTTAACTTGAAATATATTTTTATAGTTGTCGTCGTTTTCTAATATTTCATTCCAATCTACTAAAGCATTGTATACATTTTCTATAAATAATTGACAATATTGTATCCCATTTCCCATCAAAAATTTTTCGTCACACGTATCATTTGTATCTAAAAATAGGGCACCTAAAAACGATTCAAATAAACAACCTAATTTTTTATAATTACATCTATTCTTTTTTTCTTCGCTTTGTTTAGATAATAATAACCATTTATGTAATCCAAGCTTGTAAGCAAGTTTACCAATATGGTCATTTTTTACCAAATTAATTTTTTTTTCTGTCATAAAACCTTCATCTGCGTCCGGAAACCTCTTATATAAATAATATTTAGTAATGATTTCTAATATACCATCTCCAATAAATTCAAGCCGTTCGTTTGAACTTTGTTTTAATTCAATACAATTGAATGGACATGCTATATAATTCATATTAGGTTGTTTTATATAAGAACTATTCACAAACGATCGGGTCCATATATTCATATCATTCACTTTATGATAAATATCATAGGTACGTAAAATGGACTCAATGTCTTCTTTTTTTATTTGAATATTTTTTTCGTTGTAAGGGTTTAATATATCTTCCATTATTAATTATATAAATAATATTTATATTGTAAAATAAAATATTATAGATATATATATGCCTTATATTGCCAACATTCAATCAAGAGTTAACCACACTGACGCATGTTCTTCCGGAAACAAAGAAGCCGGACTAGTAAATGGATGGGAATATGCTAGAATACCGCGTAATATTTTAAAAAGTAAAACTCCTACTGGACTATTATTTTCGGTGAATGGTAGTGCCAATCTACAATGTTGTTCCGCAAATCAATCGGGTGGTTGCCGTCCATATGTAAACCCAAGAGGACGTAATAATACTGCGGTTTAATTTAAAGATATAATGACAAAATATATATGAATATTGTCATTATAGATTCGCGCGAAGCTGAATTAATTATTCAGTCAAAACTTATTTTAGGAGACAAAATGGACGAATTCGTTAAAATAGAACCATTACATTTAGGCGATATTATGATTTCAGATAAAATTATAATCGAACGCAAACAATGGAGTGATTTAGCGTCTAGTATTATAGACGGTAGATATAAAGAACAAAGTGCTCGTCTTTTACAAGCCAAAGAAGAAGGATATATCATTTATTATTTTTTAGAAGGAAATTTAGATTTATATAAACCCTATGGAATTACGAAAGACACTTTAAGAAGCTGTGTATTTAGTTTAACTTATGAAAAAGGCTTCTTTGTAGTAATGTCTAAATCGCCGCGCGAAAGTGTTGAATATATATTAAAGTTTCAACAAAAATATCAAAAATCTACATCTACAACGATTACAAATACAATTGTCTCTAAAAAGAAAAACTCGCAGATTACCAAAGAAAATATTAGCGAACTTATGTTATGCCAAATTCCGGGAATAAGCACAACTACTTCTAGGATTTTATTAACACAAATGAATACATTACAAGATATTATTATGAAACTAGAGACAAATATATCCTTATTTGAAGAGTTTTCTTATTTAAAAGACGGTAAACCGAAAAAATTAAATAAGAATATAATTGAAACGTTAAATCATTTTCTGCGTAAATAATTAGCCGGTTCAATATTTTGACTATTGGGGTACAATATCATTTTATCGCTTCCTATACCATATCCCACCATTTGATTTTGATTATCAATTCCGGGTAAGCTATTTTGATTATAAGGTGGATCGTCTCTAGACGCATCTAATATTTTAGGTTCATGGGTTACTCTAGGCATACTATGATTCATCGCGCCTATAGGTATATCCGTATCAAAACTTGGTTTTATTTCGTACATCTCTTGTCCTTGGGTATCAAATACTTTTTCTAAATATAAAATAGGACAATCTAATTTATTTTGTTTTTGCCATCGGACATATTCTTTATAGTCTTCTAAATTATCCAATAAAATTGGATTTACACCTGGTATTTTTGCCATTTTTGGATTATATACCATTATTTGTTCGCCATTTTTTATCATAGTTGTAGGACATTGTCCACTTACAAACGGTTCATTATATGCTTTCAATTCGTCATTTGTAATGAAAACAATACCCATTATAAATAATAAAACAGCCAATACAATTATATATTTCCTCATAATATAATATACCTATATATAATAATGAATGTATTAGATTTAAATAACCAAAATATGAAACAGTTTAATACTACTATGAAAGGCAATTGTATTATTTTATTTCATCACCCACAGTGCGGTCATTGTATTGAATTAAGACCTACGTGGGAAAAAGTAAAAAAAATGAATAGTAATAAACCTATAAATATTATGGAAATAAGTGCGGATATGTTAAGTAATATAAATCATCCTATAAAAAAATCAATACGCGGATTTCCACAAATCGTGCGTTTAGAAAATGGTAAAGTTATGGAAGAATTCAATCAAATGCGTAATGTTGAAAACTTAAATCATTTCATCAATCAAAACATAATAAAAAATAAAAATATAAATCGTTCTTTAAATCGTTCTTTAAATAAATCAAAGCGTAAGAAAAAACGTAAAAAAACTAAAAAAAAACGCTAGAAAATTGATTTAAAATTATATAATAGATTATAGTATGGCTCTACAGATTAAAATGATTGATTTTCAAGTGAGTGATATGCGTGACGAATTTAGCATCCAAATGTATGGATTGGATGAAAATCGTAAAACATATTCTATCACCGTAAATCATTTTAATCCATTCCTATATATTTTAGTATCCAATGAATGGTCTAAATCTAAAACAGATGATTTCATTGAACATTTTAAGAAACACGAGAATAAATCTATTTCTAAAGGAGCCGAAGATATTGTATCCTATGAATGGGTTAAAAAAAAGACATTATACGGATTTGACGCTAATAAATATTATAATTTTGTATATATTTCATGTAAAAATATGTCTTTCATTCATAAATTAAAATCGCTCTATTATGATCGTGATACTCAAACACTAAACGAAGGATATTTATATAACCAATTTTATACAAAAATATATGAATGTATGATTCCGCCTCTATTGAGATTCTTTCATATTCAAAAAATAAGTCCGTCGGGTTGGGTTCAAATTTCTACCTATAAAAAATATACAACTAAACGAACTCATATGGATATGGACATTGGTTGTCATTATAAAGACGTTATTGCGTTGGATAAAGACGACCCAGTTCCATATAAGATATGTAGTTTTGATATTGAAGCCAACAGTAGTCATGGCGACTTTCCGGAAGCATCCAAAGATTATAAAAAAGTAGCGTATGATATCGTTTATTATTTAAATGACGCAAATACGGAAGATTACAATTATTTATTACGCGAACTACTTGAAAATATTTTCGGATTTAAAGATACGCTATCTATTGATAAATGTTATCCAATTCAAACATATACATACAAAATATTTGAACAAAATATAGCCGATTTATATAAAAAAAAAATATCCACCACAAAAGATACCGAACATAAGTTACAAAAATACTTTTGTAGCGAAGAAGAACAAATAAAAATTAAAAAAATTAAACAAGCCGATGTTATAGCTATGCTAATAGATAGTTCTATCGATAATCCAAATAAAATCTCACACCTTATTACATTATTAGATAGCGTATTTCCCGAATTGGCCGGAGACCAAGTTACTTTTATAGGCTCTACTTTTGTAAATTATGGCGAAGAAAAACCTTATTTAAATCATTGTATTTGTTTGAACGATACAAGTAATATTTTAGAAAATCAAACCATTGAATGTTATGATACCGAAAAAGAAGTATTGTGTGCTTGGAGCAAATTAATACGAAAAGAAGATCCGGATATCATTATTGGCTATAATATATTTGGTTTCGATTATCCCTTTATGTTTGAACGGTCCAATCAACTAGACTGTTTAACCGAATTTATGACGGTCGGAAGACACAAAGAACAATCGTGTGAGCTTATTGAAACCAGTATTGTTCTAGCATCTGGTCCTTTTGAACTTAAATTATTACCTATGAGCGGTAGATTACAAATCGATTTATATACTTATATGCGTAAAGATTATAGTCTACCTTCTTATAAATTAGATTATGTATCGTCTTATTTAATGAGCGATAAAGTAACGCGTTATGAAAATACAGACGACACCTCTATGATTTATACTAAAAATATGAAAGGACTTGAATTATACAGTTACGTTCATTTTGAACTTCATAATCATTCAAGCGAATTATATTTAGATGGAAAAAAGTTTAAAATCATTGAGTTATTCAAAGATGGATTTAGGATTGATTCTAAATTAGATATTACATCTTCCTTTAGTTGGGGGTTATCTAAGGATGATGTTTCGCCCAAAGATATTTTTGAAATGAGTAAAAAGGGTAAAGAAGATAGAGGAATTATTGCTAAATATTGTATTCAAGATTGTAATTTAGTTCATCAAATTTTTCAAAAGATTGACGTAATGACTACATTCACTGAAATGAGTAAATTATGTAGCGTACCTATCCAATTCTTAGTATTACGCGGACAAGGTATCAAATTAACCAGTTATATTTCTAAAAAATGTAGTGAAAAAGATACATTAATGCCGCTTATATCAAAAGGAAATGAAAGCGATGCCTATGAAGGAGCCATTGTATTAGAACCTAAATGCGGATTATATTTAGATAATCCAGTGGCGTGTGTTGATTATAGTTCTCTATATCCTTCTTCTATTATTAGTGAAAATATTTCACACGATAGCAAAGTATGGACAAAAGAATTTAATTTAGACGGTACGATTAAACATGGCAAAGAATGTATTACCGGAATAAAAGATAATGAGGGTAATTTCATATACGATAACTTGAAAGACTATGAATACGTAGATATTAAATACGATACATTTAAATATGTTAGAAAAACTCCTTCGGCCGCGGCTACGAAAGTTTTAACGGGCTACAAAATTTGTAGATATGCTCAGTTTCCAAATAATGAAAAAGCGATTATGCCTTCTATTTTAGATGAACTTTTAGCAGCTCGTAAATCTACTAAAAAACAAATGCAAAAAGAAACCGACCCTTTCAAACAAAATATTTTAGATAAACGACAATTGAGTATTAAGATTACGGCCAATAGTTTATACGGACAAACCGGAGCAAAAACAAGCAGTTTCTATGAAATGGATGTTGCTGCTTCTACTACAGCCATTGGTCGTACTTTATTGATTTATGCGAAAGAAGTTATTGAAAATGTTTATGGTGATTCAATTGTAGATACAAAATATGGGCAAATGAAAACCAAAGCCGAATATATTTATGGAGATACCGATTCAGTATTCTTTACATTTAATTTTGAAGATTTAAACGGAAATAAAATAAAAGATAAACAAGCTTTAGATATGACGATTACATTAGCAAAAGAAGCCGGTCATTTATGTACGTCATTTCTTAAAGAACCGCATGATTTGGAATATGAAAAAACATTTATGCCGTTTTGTTTGCTATCTAAAAAAAGATATGTTGGTATGTTGTACGAAGAAGACGTGAATCAGTGTAAACGTAAATCTATGGGTATTGTATTGAAACGCCGAGATAATGCTCCTATTGTAAAAGATGTATATGGCGGAATCATTGATATTTTAATGAAAGATAAAGATATTGATAAGTCCATTGCGTTTCTAGATAAAATGTTATCGGATATTATTGATAAGAATATTATGATTGATAAATTAGTCATTACAAAATCGTTAAGGTCTTTTTATAAAAACCCAAATCAGATAGCTCATTGTGTTTTAGCAAATCGAATTGGTATTAGAGACCCTGGTAATAAACCAGCTCCTGGTGATAGAATTCCTTTTGTGTTCGTTCAAACAAAAGGAAATAAATTACAAGGCGAACGCATCGAAACGCCACAATTTGTCCAACAAGAAAACTTAAAAATAGACTATGGATTTTATATTTCAAATCAAATTATGAAACCCGTCATTCAAATTTATAGTTTAGTATTATATGATATGAAAAAGTTCAATCGTCGTAAGAACTCGTTTATTCAAGAAATAAAAACCATTCAACAAAATGGCGACGACGAAAAAATACAAAAAAAGGTTCAATCTTTAAAAGATAAAGAAGTTGAAAAACTATTATTTTCAAAATATTTAACTGCGTGTAATAATATCAAACATAGCAATCAAATGATAACCAGCTTTTTCAAATAATTATAAACTGTTGTTCGAATTATTGTTCGAATTATTGTTCGAATTATTGTTCGAATTATTTGGTATATGTAATTGTATATCGTGACTTATTTGGTCTTGTGGGTCATCGTACATCGGACACGGATACCCATATAAAACTCCATCCCACGTGTGAATATGTTCAAATATAGTGATTAAAATAAAGTTAAAAATATCAGAATGTCTACTATCTTGTAACATTCTTAGAAATCTTTGTCGGGTAACTCGTTTAGACGATTTATCATCGTCTGTATGTTCGGCTATATAAATGAGTTCGTCTTCCAAACATTCCATAGAATAATATTTACCCTCTAAATAATGGTCGTGCTTCATATTATATAAAGCATTTGTAGTTGAACCAATCGATAAATCTATACATTCTCCGTACTTACTCATATAGGCCTTTCTTTTTTTTTCGTCTTCAATACATCTTATACCAATGCTAGAGTCATCGCCATTTTTTTCGAATGGATAATACCCTTGTTTTATACGATTTAAATAAATAGGTAATTCATCAATATAACTGGAGGTTTGTCTGTATCCGACAAATCGATTCATATTAGCGATTCGCTGAAGACCAGCGCGGTCTTCCGCATCTAAACTTTTATTGGTAGTATATATTCTACCATTGCCCCATGTACCTGGATTGTACAATCCTATAAATGGAAATAAATTTGCTATAGCATCGGATCGATTATTATGAGCCTTATTTAGCATACTTCTTAAAACGGCCGCCGATAATATATTTATATCCATCGCAATCGTTGGTTCTTGGGTATTGGTATGTGTAACATAAGTTTTATTTCTTGGTAAAAATAGACAATCTATGTCGCTTGGGTTTGATAATATACTTTGCATAAGAATTGTAAATTCCTCGGTATTGAATAATTCAGTTAATAATTCACGGAAATCGCGTTGTAAACCTATCTTTTTTAAATATCTTATTACCTCGGATTCAATACCATTTAATATTGGGTGGTCGCCGTTACCATCATATAAATAACATATTACTCCAGCAAAAACAAAAAAAATATTTCCACCACTTATAACGTAAGACGACATATCTATATCTGGATTTACATAAGTAGACCATTTTTGTTGTAATTCATTATTTACAGTTGTTATGGCGCAACGTAATAAAGTCATACACCGTTCTAAATATATATAGTCTTCGGCTTCTTCGTTATGAATTGGACGATATGCTCGGCCATAGTTATAAATAGCATAACAAATACTTGCTTTTGTAAAATGTCCGCTAATGATTTTATAAGCATATTCTTCGATTAAGGTTCGTATTTTTCTAGGAGCAATTGTTAAATTTTGTACGTCATCATGATGGGGATATATAGAAGACGAAATTAAATACCTCATTGCGTTAAATATATCTCTTTCTTGATAACGTTGAAACATATATATTTTTTTAAATTCTTCGTACCATCTAAGTTGGGTTTCCGACCGAAACATTCCGTCTGACCTATTACGCTTGGCTCTATATGCTTCCATTACTTGTCTCTTTAATAAGTCTGTATACGTTGAATTTATATTACAAATTTCTTCTTCAATTGCTTGAATATTTTGCGAAATATTAGATAAAGCGCTAGATGAACAACAATACACGCCTTCATCTACAGTTGTTTTATCTACTAAATCTTTTAATTCATTTTCTTCGTCTAAAGCATCATCGTCCATTTGATATTCTTCATAGGTTTCTCCAAGCATATAATCATCGAAATCATCATTCTCAGCATTTGAACCATAACTTGCGGTATTTCCGCTTCCATTTTCATTTTCATTTTCATTTTCATTTTCATTTTCATTTTCAGTTCCATCATAATTATTCCCGTTTCGCCATCCGTTTCCGTTTCTTTGGTACCATTCTCCATTGTTATTTTGGTACCATCCGTTTCCGTTTCCATTCCCGTTTTCGTACCCGTTTCCGTTTCCGTTTCCATTCCCGTTTTCGTACCCGTTTCCGTTTCCGTTTCCGTTTCCGTTGTTGTTTCCATTTCTTTGGTACCATTCTCCATTGTTATTTTGATACCATCCGTTTCCTTTTTCGTTTTCGTTTCCATTTTCGTTTCCGTTTCCGTTGTTGTTTCCGTTGTTGTTTCCATTTCCGTTTCCGTTTCCGTTTCCATTTTCGTTTTCGTTTTCGTTTTCGTTTCCGTTTCCATTTCTTTGGTACCATTCTCCATTGTTATTTTGGTACCATCCGTTTCCGTTTCCGTTTCCATTTTCGTTTCCGTTTCCATTTTCGTTTTCGTTTTCGTTTCCATTTTCGTTTCCGTTATTGTTTCCGTTATTTGCTTGATATGGATACCATTCTTCATTTCCATTTTGTTGCCAATAAGGTTGTCCAATACCCGGCGTTATCCATACACCACCTTTTCTTTTCGACTTTTTCCTAGTTTGTTTACGTGGTTTATGTCTAGTTTGTTTACGTGGTTTATGTCTAGGTTTACTTGCTTTATGTTTAGTTTGTTTACGTGGTTTATGACTAGTTTCTTTGAGTGTAGATACCTTTCTTAAATGTTTTTTTATATTTTTCTTTTTAGTTTTTTTCATATATATAGGATAATATTCTTTTTCTATCTTCTCGAAATAAGATTTTCTAGGTGGAATTTCTGTTCCACGTCTCAATGGATTTAAAATATATACCATACAATTATATCCATTTATATTCATATAATGCTTATTATATATTTTTGGAACATCTAAATATCCTTCCTTTTTATCTAATTCTCTAGAATTCTCTATCCAATATATTTTTCCATGAACGGTTTCATTTTTACGTGGTTCTATTGTAGCAACCCCGGACTTTCTTGAATGATTTAATATTTTTCTAAAAATTAATATATAATCTTTTATGGTTCCATAAGAAATAAATTTGTTTGAAGTAAACGTATTCATTTCTTTTTGAGACATATTTGCTCCATAACTAAAATAATACATATATATATATATTAATTATAATACCAATTCATTGATAACCATGGAGGATTATCATATATTTTATTGTTTTTATCACGTGTTAGATTTGGACCATTTGTCATAATAGTTTGTATATTTTCTTCCGTTATAGCATAATCATAATATCTCAAATTAGATATATATCCACCAAATCCTTTGTTGTCTCCAACCGTGGTATCATAGTAATTTTGTTTAGGAACATTTAATAAAATATATTCTTTGCTCATAACACCATTTATATAAACATTCACTTTTTTATCTTTCAATGTAATACTACATGATATCCATTTTTCAATAGGTATGTCATCTATATCAATCGTTTCATATATAGTACTATCGTCAGAATACGTATTAAATACTAATATTAATTTATTGTCTTGTTCGCCATAATACAAACCAGGAGAGTTATTTATGAAGGCAACATTATAATTATCTAAAGAATCGTACATGGAATAAGTTCCTTTTGAGAATATGCGTTTATATGGATTTCCGCTATTCAAAAATGGATCTTCTATATATAACCAAACAGCCCACGTATATTCAATACCGGTTAATTCATTTACGGAACGCATAATCGGAACCGAATTTTCTACATTTGGATTACTTGATATTACGATTGATTTATCACTATCTATCAAGCCATTTACTATATAAGGACTTCGGGTAGAGCCATATAAGTATTCTAAAAAATATAATCCTATATGAAAGAGCATAACAAATAAAATAAGTATTAATAATATAAATACAAATTTACTTATAGTTGTATTCACTTGAAAAAATGAATCGACTATATCTTTGGTTGGTTCTTTATTTGGTTCCTTAGTTGGTTCCTTAGTTGGTTCCTTATTGGGTTCCTTATTGGGTTCCTTCATGGATTCGTTCATTGATTCCTTTTTCAATATTGATTTAATAGGTTTTGATATAGGCGAATTCGCGGATTCTTTTGACATTTATATTCATACAATATAATATTTTGCTCGTTCATTATTATCCTCGTAGAATGTAACTGACGCATTATATTTACTAAATAATGAACCCACCACAACTGGATTGAATCCATCTTTATAAATATTATAGGCTTTATCGGGAGATATTAAATAATTATAATAAGACGTTTTTGATATAGAGCCCGAATATCCGCCGTCCGAACAAATAAAAAAATCATTGTTTTCAAATTCGTCCATATATTGAACCCCTACAAATGTTTTGGTTTGAACTAATTTACCATTCAAGTAAATATCTGTATGATTGTCTCCAAATCCATAAGTTATATTAAACCATTTTTGAAGGGGTATATTTTTTAAAGTGGACGATTGTTCATTATTGATTGAATTACATGAATTATTCTCAATATCTACAATTGTTCCATCTAAACATTCGTATATATTATCAGTACATTTAACTCCACTAGTTGAAGCAACATATTCATTTGTAGCCGTATTGTAATTACATTCTAATAATTCAGCTGATATTCCTTCCACGTTATCTTTACACCACAATTCAGCTTCTTCATAATTATTCGATAGGTCATTCATAGAAATATCTTTTACATAAAATTCAACGGTTATATCATTTTTATAAGGTTCCAAATAAATATGGGGATTTTGTTTTTTTTCCAAATTTTCACGTTTCAATATAGTTTTCTTTTGACCAAACTTATAATTCCAATCATCAATATAAATCCATGTAGATATGGAATAGTTACCACTATTTGACATAAGATTGTCTTTTGGTATACGTGTTGTTTTTGTAGCATCGGTAATATTTGTAATTAACCGATTATAATTTTGAAATACGTCTAAATTCATAAAAAGAACAATACCTAAAATAAATAATAATACAATCATTATTATTTTAGTTTTTACTTCCATTTGATTTGTGAATATAATATAGGCTGTAATTATAAAAAATATAGATATAAGTATTCCCCAAAAACTAAATAATAACATTATATTAAATGTTTATTTTATTCTATTGAAAATAGTTTTTGGTTATAAATTTCTTTTATTTTATATAAGGATAACGGTTGGTCGTAATATTTCAAATTAGATATACCACCTAAATCAGTATTTTCAACCGAGCCTACTTGTAAAACATCACTATCATTTATATATGGAGACACATTGGACTGCGTTGAAACAATCTCATTATTTATAAATAAATCAAACTGACCATTTACATAATTCATAACTATATGATTCCATTTTTGAAATAAAATTTTACTACTATTGTAAATACGTGTTTGTTTAACGGTTTCGGTTTTTGAAATCGTATCGGTTATTTCTACAATCAATTGTCGGCGGTTATAATCATAATACAAAGACGGTCTAGAACCTAATGTTAATATAAGAGCTTTGTCTCGGTTTTTATCCGATAACATATTTGTATCTAAGTATAACCAGAATGATATTCCATAATGATATGTATACAACAATGGGCTTATATATTGGGTTAATAAATCTTCTTCGCTTTTTTGTTCACCGGATAGAAAATATTTATTTTTTAAAATAATCATAGAATAATACATCTTACTTAAAAACGATTGTTTTAATTCTTGATTTATATAGTATTTCAGTTCATCGGGTTTATCCTTGTATTTTATTATAATTTGTTTGAATTTATCCGGTTGACTCTTAATTATATATTGGTCTACCGAATTATAATCCATATGGTCAACTACATTCTTTATTTCATTGTCACTTAAGGATTTAAAACTTTCACGGTTAAATACATAATTCCATAAAGTTTGCGAGTTTTCTATTTTATCTTTTAATTCTTTTAAAGATAAGGTTAAAATACTTTGATTCAAATATGTTTTTTTATGAATTAATAATATTCCATCGTGTTTATACATATAATTCATTATGAACGGAACCACAATATATAATACAATCAATAACATTAATAACAAACCTAATATATAAGTTGTTTTATTTGTATTTTTAGCGTCATCTATAAAATAATTTATAACTAGAATCAAAATACATGGTATATAAAAAATAAAATATTGAATCATATAAAATAAATCATCTGTTTTACTTATGTTTATCTGTGTATCTTCAAAAAAGATTTTATATATAAATGCGAAACCAACTAAATAAAATAAAAATACAGCTCCAAAGGATATATCTATCACATATAATAATCCGTTCTTTAATAAAAAATATAGTATAGAAAAAACTAGAAATATCAAACTATAATAAAGTAGCTTATATAAAAAAAACGTACTTTTTATATTTTTGTCAATTGAAAAAAATAAATATATGCCACCAATACAAAAAAATAAAACAAATGGTAAATATACATAATTCAAAATTTTATAAGGGTTCAATAACAAAAAAGCATATCCACTTAATAAAAAAGATACAGCAAATATAAGTTTTTGATTTTTAGTTAAATCTACTTTTTGGAATACATTGCGAATATATTGTAGATTTTCACTTCGTATCATTATATATATTATAACATATTTTCCATAGCAGTTTTTTTACCGTGACAATCTCTACATAAGGCAACTAGATTACTAATTTCATTTGTTCCGCCATTTTCTAATCTTATTGTATGGTCTACTTCAAACCACGCCGGTAGCTGTTTTTGACATTCACCACATTTCCAGTTTTGCATAGACGCTACATATTTTTTTTTTGTCTCACTTACACTTCTTTTAGTTTTACCACCCGAAGTTTGTATTCGTTCAATCGCATTCGTTTGCGTATTGCTTATAAATGGAGTGATCATATCTTTTGAATCTTTGTCTATAGGTAATACTTTTACAAAGTTATTTAATATAGATGCGGAATGTATATTGTTTCCTCTATTCATCATTATGTATAATCCTAAACCAAATATGGCTATTCCGGCCATTTTATAATATTTTTTATATGTTTTGAATAAATGAAAATAATAATGTTCATGGTATGTATCATATATTAATAATCCAGTAATTAAAATAATCCATAATTTAACTTGCATATATAAAGTAAAGACAAATTATTACTATAGATATAAATATACCAAATGCCGCGTATTTTTTATGGTTCAAATTCTTTTCTTGGTCCGACATAAATAATATATAATCGTAGTGTTTTACGTATTTATCCATATCTAAATAAGTTATTTTTTTTCGTTTATGATATGTCTCATATATGATATATCCATAGGTAACCATTTGGTCCGTGGTATCATAGTAATTTATAATAGAATGTTCTTTAATGATTTGAAATAATAATTGTTGGTCTTTGTGGGTTGGTAAAAAAAAAGGTATACATTCTATTAACTGCTTTATTTTCTTTTGGTTGACTATATTTGGAACATACAAACGACTAATAAAATATATATATTGAAATACTATATCTATATTTAATTTAATCATATAAATATATAATATAATAAGAATTATGATAGGTAAACCCCTATGTAATAATTGTGAAAATTATGGACATTTATTTTATAATTGTAAACGTCCAATTACTAGTTTAGGTATTATATGTTATCGTAAAAACGGCGATAATGTTGAATATTTGATGATTCAGCGGAAAGATACATTAGGATATGTTGATTTTTTAAGAGGTAAATATAATGAATATAATGATTATCATTTAAAGAATATTATTAAAGAAATGACCGACTATGAAATAGAGCAAATTATGAATTTATCGTACGATGACTTATGGGATAAATTATGGAATAAAAAAAACGAGCCTTATGATATAAAACACAAGGAAAAAATGAAATTTGTATTAAATCATAAAAAATATTTATTAAAAAAAAATTATTGGTCTTTGCCCGAATGGGGCTTTCCAAAAGGCCGACGAAATTACAAAGAAAAGGATATAGATTGTGCTTTAAGAGAGTTTCGCGAAGAAACTGGATATCCTATTCATAGTATATCCTTCATTCACAATATTCTTCCGTTTGAAGAAGTATTTACGGGTTCAAACCTAAAATCCTATAAACATAAATACTACTTAGGTTATATGAATTATGAAGATAGTTTATACAATGCTAAATTTCAGAAAAGTGAAATTGGTAATATGAAATGGTGTAATTATGAAGAATGTTTAACTATGATTCGTCATTATAATATTGAAAAAAAACATGTTATTAATTGTATAAATGAACTAATTAAAAATAGTAATATATATTAAATATGATTAAATATATCAATCCACAGATAAATGACCTAAATTTAAAGGATTACTTTGATATAATTCCTATTGCTGGTGATGGTAATTGCGCTATACATAGTATTATATATGCTATGAATAAATATACAGATATTCAAACCTATAAAGCCAATAAGCCAAAGAGCGAAGATGGAAACCTTTATTATTCTAGAAAAGTTACAGACTTATTTAGAAAGGATATATCATCCATATATGACGAAAAAATAGCAGAACGTCAAGAAAAATTACAAATCGCGACCGAACCGAATGATAAACAAAATCATATAAAAAAAATAGAACAATATAACCAACGAAAAAATGTGGTCTTGCTGAATAAAGAATGGTTAAATACGGAAGACATACAACTATATGGTGAAAAATACAACTTATGTATTGGAGTATTTCAAACAAATCCATTTCGTTTTGTTATTATATCCAATATTAATTTAACGGATTTTGGATTCGATAATTGCCCCAATGTTATATTTATGTTGAATCATAGTAAACAAATGGGTACTAGTACTTTAAAAACAGAAGGTAAAGCATTAATTGTACCTTTTGCCGGTATACATTTTGAAGCATTAGTTCCAAAAGAAGGTGCTGACCTATATAAAGATTTAACTATGGAAGAAATCGCCGAAATAAATGAAGCTTATAATAATCCAATGATTGATAATGGTCCGCCGGCTATTGTAACTTCCGAAGAAGAAGAATCCGAAGCCGAAGTCGAAGAAGCCGAATCTAAAAAATCCAAATTAAATGTCGAAGAAACGCATTCAACCGAATTATTTTATAAAAAAGAACAAATCGATATGTTAAATGAATTTATTACAGAACTTAAACTAAAATACAATGTTGAATTAGATAATAAAGTATGTTTTTACGCAGAAGTTCCAACTGTAATAGATAATAAAATCATGTTAGCGAATCAAATCATCGAAAAACCTACAAAACCCGTTGTGAAAAAAACAACCACTGCTTTAGAAAATGTTCCACGTGAGACGTTAACTGATGTAGACAATGAATTATTAAAAGATTATCCGGCTTATACACCAAGCACTATAAGTATTAATATGGATACCTTTTATTTGAATGATCAATATGGATTCTATGATACTATACACAATCTATTAGAAGACTTATATGAAGAAGAAGAACAACAAACCGATAGTTGTGATAAATCGTCTTCGGAGTTTGTTATGTTAAGACATCAAAAAATAGTACAAAAATATTTAAATAGTTATACACCGTATAGAGGATTATTATTATATCATGGATTAGGTTCGGGTAAAACGTGTAGTTCTATTTCAATCATTGAAGGAATGAAACATGACAAAAAAATATATATAATGACCCCAGCTTCTTTACAACAAAACTATCGCACTCAATTACAATTTTGCGGAGACCGTATTTTTAAAACAAAAAATACATGGACTAAATTAGAAGCAACCGACGATAACCGAGACAGTATTTTTCAGTTATTCAAAGATTATCTATATTTAGATAAAGATAAAGAAGATATGGTGAAATTTATAGATAAATATCATTGTGTATGGGTAATTAATAGCAGTGGAATAGCGTTTAATTCATTAGAGCCTAAGGATAAATCACAAGTAAGTGAACTTATAAACTTACTTATAAGTATGAAATATAGATTTATTAATTATAATGGTGTAAATAAAAAAAGTTGGGAACGTATAAGACAAAATACAAATCCATTTCATAATAGTGTAGTTATTATTGACGAAGCTCATAATTTTATTGGCAAAGTATATAATAAAATTTCTACCGAAAAAACGTCGGTTTCTACAAATATGTATGATAATTTAATGGATGCTCAAAATTGTAAAATTGTATTGTTGTCAGGTACACCTTATATCAATGCGCCAGCTGAATTAGGTGTAATGTTCAATTTGATATCCGGTTATACAGTTCAATATGAATTTGTATTTAATGGAAAGTATAATAAGGATAAAATGAAACAACAATTAGAAGAAATCGAAAAATATAATATAGTCGACTATAAATTAAATAACCTTTCTATTATAAGAAATCCATTTGGATTTATTACAACACCGACAGGTGAAGTGAAATATGAAAAATCTGCTCAATACAAAAATGATAATTATGTCTCTAATATAACCAAAATCATAAATAATATAGAAGGATTATCAGTTGAAAATGTAAACATTCATAAATATAAAAAAATGCCTGAAAGTGAAAAGGATTTCAATAACTTATTTGTAACCCAAGAAGGCGGTATAAAAACAATCACAAATAAAGATTTTTTCCAAACACGTATTGCTGGATTAATATCGTATTTAGGTGACAAAACCACTTTAATGCCGGAACTATTAAAAAATGTAGTTGAACACATACCTATGAGTTCACATCAAAAACGTCAATATGATAATTATAAAAAAAAAGAGTCCACTAAAAAAACGGATAATAAAAGCGAAGGTAGTTATAAAGTATTTACGCGAGCGGCATGTAATTTTGTATTTGACGATAAGATTGTAAGACCATTCCCCAAATTAATGAATAAGATTAGTTCCGAAAAAGATTTTGATTACGCAGATAAAACGGAGCGTATTAAACTAAGCGATAGCTTGGAAGAAGACGGAGACCATATTGTTGAAGATAGCACATATGATACAAATATTAAACGGTTTATTATGGAAGTAATCGCAAACCGAGATACATTGTTTAATAATGAATTAAGTAAAGTAGCTATTTTTGAGACAAAAGAAGTTGACCTTGATAGTGGACTACAAAAATATAGTCCAAAATTTGAAAAAATACTTAGTAACATTTTAAATAACTTAGATAAATGTCAATTACTTTATAGTAGTTTCAGACGTATTGAAGGTATAGAAATGATGAGTCTGTTATTAAAATATCAAGGATTTCAACAATTAGAAATCAAACAAGCTGGCTCTATTTACAAGATTGAATTACACGGATTGCCCGGATATACTTATGATAAATTAAGAGTATTTACATTATATACTGGCACCGAAGACAAGGTTGTTAAAGAAATGATAAGAAATATATATAACAGTGATTTCAATAAATTACCCACTTATATGACTACAAGCTTAAAAACATTATATGGAGTTGAAGAATTAAATAACATTAGAGGAGACATTATAAATCTATTGATGATTACGGCTTCAGGTGCCGAAGGTATTGATTTACAAAATACACGGATCGTTCATATTATGGAGCCTTATTGGCATTATGTAAGAATAGAACAAGTCATTGGGCGTGCTAGAAGAATATGTAGCCATAATCGTTTACCGCGAGACGAGCAAAACGTCCAAGTATATATGTATATTAGTGAAATGAACGATGAAAAAAAAGCAAAACCTGACATATCTACCGACGAGTTTTTATTCAAAATTATGAATGATAAACACTTATTATCGGAATCTTTTTTGAATACTTTAAAAGAAAGTGCGATTGATTGTGTATCGGGTACAAATAAGTGTTTTAAATTCCCAAATAACGAAAAAGGTAAAAAAGTATACGAATTAGATTATAAGAAGGAACCACAGCAAAAACAAAAAAGAAATGAACAATTTGAAAATTATTATATAATGGTGGATGGCGAACGAATTAATATTTTATATAAAAATATCAAACCACCGGAAGCTTATATCAAACAAGATAATATATTAGTGAATCAAAAAATACTAGGTGATAAAAATATACTATACAAGGGTAATAAATATAAAATGTTACCGATTGTAAAATAAACTACTTTCTTTACATATATTATCTTCACAATAGGGTAAATTATACGGACACATATCTTCTTTAGGTATGCTTGAATAATTATTCTTACATGATAACATATGTATATTATAAGAATCTAAATTGTGTTTGGTTTTAATCGTTTCATTACAGAATCCTAATTGACATATAGGTAACTCTTTTGGACACATATTTTCTTGGGGTATTGTACTGTAATCATTTTTACATTGAATAAATAAGTTCGATTGAATATCACTATTATATGGATTTATATATTTAGATATAGCCGGTTCTTTATAAGGTTTCGGTGTTGGATATTCAGGTATTGTGTCTCTTTCTAATTTGTAATTTTCTTTGAAAATAGGAACCAATTCACCTTTGCTATTGGTTTCGTATGGAAACTCTTTCATACATTTGGTTAATGTACCCGAGCAATCTATATAACTATAATCGCCGTAGGTTAATTGACCTACATAATTATTTGTAATTGGATTGTATAACATAGAAATATCAAAATCCTTTATTCTATATACATCTTCGCATGATACTCCGACGTCGTTATCTTTTAAATAACATAATCCATTTTGTATGGAATCAAATATATAATCAGTCTGTTGTACTTGGTCTATAGACGCATAACATACACCATTATATTTATATGGTTTTTCTTGCGAACATCCGTCGTTTACATTCGCAATTGCTGTATCGTAATCTACACATGAACCGTCTACTATATAAGGAAAATTCATATTACACTTATTATCCATAACTGTATCGGTAATTGGATGACATTCGTCATTTGCGTATAAAGGTTTAGCCGAACTACATAAAGGAACGGAATAGACAATATTTTTTACGTCTGTTTTTAATCTTACTTTATCATTTTCTTTTAATTTGCTAGGACTTATAGTATAGTCGTTCGGATTTACCGGTTTAACTTCAAACGGATATTTACTTGTATCTTTTAAATAATAATAATTATCGTGTTGATAGCTTGCTTCCGACTCACTCGAGTAACATTGAGACAAATCTGGATTATAATATTCTGTAGTACAATTTTGTTGTCTACATTTACTTTTTACATCATCTTCATTATATACTAATACTCCTCCACTTAATTGACATACAGTAGATGTTTCAGTTGTATCGGTTGTTATAAAGGAACATATATTTTTATGAATAGAATTACACCACGCCCCTCCGGTTAATTTATTACATAATTTAGGTCCGTATCTTGTTGCGTCGATTAAAGAATTTCCACAGAAACATTGCGGATTTCCGCGTTCACCGTTTTGTAGAGCAAAATAATTATATCCACTACAATCTATTCCACAAGTTTCGGTATCATAGCTTTTACCTAGCGAACTTACACGTCCTTTGTTTACGTCTAAACCACGTCTCCATTCGTCTTTATACGTTCCGATTTCAATTGTTTTTCTTGAATAACTTACAACATTGTCTTTTAAAGAATCATATATATCGTTTGAATCGGAACAATTATATTCATTATATATTTGATTTTCTTCTAATTGTATATCTTCACTTTTACATGGTGTCTCATAGTTTAGACATATTTCGTAATTTTCTTTATCTTTTTCGGAAGTACAAATAGGTTCACTAGTAGTATCTAGCGGTAATTTCAAATGCCACGGGTCATTCTTATTACATATGTTATGTGGGTCATAATATACATCTCTTGTTTTACTTGAACCTTTTAAGGTTTCATTTTGTTTAAAGTCGCTTAAATATACTTTATCATAGCTAATATCGCTATATGTTTTTCCATGCGTATAATCCATTCCTTCTAAATCGATTGTATTACCAAATACGTCTTTTTTTTTTAACTCTCCATAACAATATTTATATCCGTCGTTACAAGTATGACGATCTACTTTGGTTGGTAATTTTAAATTCAATGAAACACTATTCGCGTCGTTTGGTTCTAAAGGTAATAGTTCCAATGGTTCTTGGATGGAATGATACAAAACAAATAATAAAAGAATACATAATAAAAAAATTACTTTTTTCATTATATTAATACATTATAATAATGATGGTGAACATTTTCCAAATTGAACACCACACTCGTAACCAATACATGCTTCATTTTCTTTACATACGTAATCTTTATATTTTGAATTAATGGTATCCCCGTAATTGGCAATACATTTATTACCGCTTATTTCGGTTATGTCCGATGCTACATCTGATATACCCGTATAACGGGTTAATTCACATTCTTCTTGAAGATTCGTTCCATTGATTAGATTTGTATTATCCAAAAAATTACAAATATTATTTTTTACAAAAGTAGATTTTGTAGTATCATACATAACTACGTCATTTCCACTTATTTCTGGGTCTATATAATCACTATTGTATGGGGTAGTTAAACCTCTAAATAAATTGAAATATTCTTCATTGGATACACCATACGACGCGTATTTACCCATCATATCAAACGTTAAACTACCTATCGCAACGGGTTTGAACATTGTACTATTTGTATTGTATAATGCCGAACCTTCACAATAAACCGGATTCAAACTTGAATCCGAATTACAATAGGGTTTATAATTTCCTTTTGAGTTCTCAATAGGAGTATACAAATTATCGTTACACTTTAATTTACCAAAACAATAAGAATATCTATTATCGGTATCATCTAAAAGACCACTTACGTCTTCGCTTTTATTCCAAAAGTTTTTATGGAGTGTATCATTCATATCGACTTTGGATATGGTTAAATTTTTATAATTTCCGTTGAATGTATTTTTATTATTAGGTCGGGGGTTCCATAAATACAATTCTACTTTTTCAACACCCGTCTCGGTATATCCCGGAATATAAGATATGTCTGTTATACTATCTAAATAGGTTTGCGAAGCTCCTAGTATATATTTTTTATCGGTACCTTCTGAATAACCTACAAATACATAAGAAGCGTCCGATTGAATTAATCCTTTAAAATCAGTTGGCAAAGTTGTATCACTCATAACTGTGGGAACCGAACTAATATCTTGACTCCATGTTATAGTAGTTGGGGTTTTAGATTCATATGTATCGTAATAATTTAACTTTAATATCCGATTACTGCTAAAATCATATTTAGAATACAATGAACTATTGTAATAATTTGGCTCATTTATATCTCCATTTTCATCGTATAAAGCCTCTATATTTATACTTACATTACCTTTGAATGGGCTTTTAATATATTGGTCATTATAACTTTGTCTCAATACCAATTCCCATTGACCGTATGGAGATTTATCGGTAAATCCTTCTATCGATTTAATAAAATAATATATAAAAGGATATACAAATATACACAAAAACACTATAAATAATAAATTTCTTATTTTATTTTTCATATTATAAATATACATTATTTTTTTTGTAGGTGTCTTAATATTTTAATTTGCGATTCTAATAATTTCTCTAATATTATATTTTGTTGTTGAATCATTTGTTTCAGTTCAATTATTTCGGGATTAGGTTGAACTGGTTGAACTGTAGGTTGAACTGGTTGAACTGTAGGTTGAACT